GAGACATAAATGAGCAAAGCGGAACAATTAAAAGCCCGTCTAGAAGATCTAGGCATTCGTTACTGGGCTGGCGACAACATTTCACAAGTAATACAAGATGGTGATAAAGAAGAACTTATTGAAAATGCTACAGTAGCATTTGAAGGTGTACTAGATGCACTATTAATTGATCGTCGTAACGATCCTAATTCACAAGGTACAGCAAGACGTCTTGCTAAGATGTACTTTAATGAGATTATGGCGGGACGTTATGATCCCGCACCAACAGCAACAGCATTTCCAAACGATTCAGACGATCGTTACGAAGGTATGCTTGTTGTGCGAAGTGAACTTAAAAGTATGTGTTCGCATCATCACCAGCCAGTAGCAGGTGTTGCATACATTGGTATTATTGCCGCAGACAAACTGATTGGTTTGAGCAAGTATACACGTATTGCACAATGGTGTGCTAGACGTGGGACGCTACAAGAAGAACTTGCAAATGACATTGCACGTGAGATTGCAAAAGCAACAGGTGCAGAACACTTAGGTGTATATATCCAAGCAACACACGGTTGTTGTGAAAATCGAGGTATTATGGCAACCAGTAGTCTTACACAAACAACTGTGTTGCGTGGTGCATTTAAAGATGACGCAGGTACAAAGAAAGAGTTTTTTGACAATATTAAACTACAACAGGAGTTTGCATCAAGATGAGTGAAGGACCATTTAAAGCAGCATTCGATGCTGACACAAGCGGAGTAATTCGTAGAGAAATTATTACATATCGTATGCGTAATGGCATTATGGTTAAAGAAGAAGCAAGTCGTGATTATTACAAATCAGGCGATTATCACGACTCAAACAATACTAAACCGTTGGTTGAACGTTAATGTATGATTGGGTTCTTGTAATTCACATAGTGTCGCTCATTAGTTGGATGGCGGCACTATTCTACTTGCCAAGGGTTATGGTATATCATTTAGAGTATGAAGGTTATTCTGACGAAGTATATCGTATTTTAGAAACTATGGAATATAAGCTTCAAAAGTTTATTATGCTTCCTGCTATGGTTGCTACACTGCTGTCAGGGCTGACACTAGTAAGTTTCGGTGTAGTTGACTGGAGTCTTACTTGGCCTTGGGTCAAAGCAGGAGCAGTGTTTCTTATGTTCGGGTTTCATGGTTGGTTAAGTTCAACACGAAGAAAAATGGCAGACGGTGACTTTAGTTACACAGGTAGGCAAATGCGTATATTAAACGAAGTGCCAACAATATTGTTGACTATTATTGTCATCAGTGTTATAATACAGTATTAGGAGTTAATATGAAACTACAACAGGAGTTTGCATCGAGATGAAAATTGCAATATATACTATTGGACTTTTAATTGCTATTGCGATAGGTGTCGGTGGCTGGTATCTAAAGCGTGAAATCAATGCTTGGTTGTTTTATGACGGCGCAACACAAGAAGTTGTTTGTGAAATGGTTAAGCCTGAATATTTAAAAGAAGGAGCGTGTGAATGAAACTACGCTATTCAGAAGCATTTTATAGTGTGCAAGGTGAAGGCAAGTATGTAGGAGTACCAAGTGTATTCTTGCGTACATTTGGTTGTAACTTTCGTTGTATGAACTTTGGTACTAACGAAACAAAAAATCGTTGGGAGCAACATGCAGAAGGTAACCGTTATAATGCAGAAGTAAAAGCATTAATTGACGCAGGTGTACACGAAACAACTGAAAAGTTTGAAGACTTGCCAATTATTCATACAGGCTGTGATACATATGCAAGTATCTATCCAGAATTCAAACACTTTAACAAAGAAGCAACTATTGACGAAGTAGTTGAACACCTATTGTCACTTACACCAGAAGGCAAGTGGACAATGGATAATGGTCAGGATGTACACCTTATTATGACAGGTGGTGAACCGTTATTAGCGTGGCAGCGATTGTATATCGAACTGTTCGAACATCCCCGTATGCAGGATTTAAAAAATGTTACATTTGAAACAAACACTACACAACCTTTACACGACGATTTCTTCAACTATCTCATGGATCAAGACAGATTTGAAGTTACTTGGAGTTGTTCCCCAAAACTTAGTGTTTCGGGAGAACCTTGGGAAACTGCTATATTGCCTGATGTTGCTCGCGAGTATAGCAGTGTTGACGGTAGTGACATTTATCTCAAGTTTGTTGTCGCTAGTAACGACGACTTTGATGAAGTTACTCGGGCTGTTGAAGCGTATCGTAACAAAGGTGTGGAATGCCCTGTGTATCTTATGCCGCTCGGTGGTAGGTCGGAAGAATACAACCTCAACGTCAAAGATGTCGCAGAAGCATGTATGGAAAGGGGCTGGCGTTTTACCCCAAGACTTCACATCTCGCTCTTCGGCAACGCCTGGGGAACCTAAAGTAGTAGACGCAGATAAATTAAGGAAACTAGGATTATGAAAAAATGGCTAAAAGATATTACTGGTATCACTGCTAAGGAAAAAGAACTAGAAGCCAAAGAATTAGAAGTTATCAAAGTTCGTGATCCAAAGGCATATGCTACACGTAAGAAATTACCTTGGGTTAATGTACTTGATATGCAAGTAAACGAAGACAACATCCGCAACGGATTCTTCGAACTTGATTGGAACAGTTACTTTATTCAAGAACTTATTGCAAACGACTATGGTACTGAATCTGACAAAGAAGAAGATATTGTAGATCGTTGGTTTAGAGACATTGTATATAACATGTTAGCAGAAGAAGGTATGGATACTAGTAGAGACGCAGGAATGATTAATATTGTTCCTCTTGACAAAGGTAAAAGTGAAGTATCATGAAAGTCCGCATAGGTCCATATCGTAAGAACAGAGCCGAACATGTTGAAATAGAACCGTTTGACACTTGGAATATGGATTGTACACTTGCTATGATTATTCATCCTATGCTTGTACAACTCAAAGCAACAACACATGGATTTCCTAGCAATCTTTCTGAAGAACGCTGGAACGAAATACTAGATGAAATGATATGGGCGTTTGAACAAAAAGTAAAGCATATTGACCCACTTGATGTATGTCATGACAAATGTTCTAACTTTGGTGATCCGGCATGCAAAGCCTGTTTAGAAGATACACAAGAACGCATGACAAACGCATTTAAATTATTTGGCGAGTATTATGAGAGCCTCTGGGACTAAGAAAATGAAAAACTTATATTATTTTTTAAAATGGAACTTTAGCGACATGCAACCTTATAACAAACGCTTCCTTGCGTATGTTGGTACAGCAATCTTACTGGCCCTCATATTTGGTGCAGAAGCAGCTATAGTTTGGCCTATTGCAATGTGTATAGATATTATTGTTACTGTAGTACACGATCGATATACAGATTTTAAAAAGGATCAAGCAAAGATGTTAGACGATTTAAAAGGTTGACTAATCGTATAAAATCGTATATAATCGTATGTATATAAACAACAATAGGCAAACTAATGGCGACTTACATTCTTGTAGACACTGCTAACACATTCTTTCGTGCTAGGCATGTAGTACGTGGTGACATAGATACTAAAGTAGGTATGGCGTTTCATATCACACTTGCAGGTGTTAAGAAAGCGTGGCGTGACTTTAACGCAGATCATGTTGTGTTTTGTTTAGAAGGTCGCAGTTGGCGTAAAGATTATTATGAACCTTACAAACGTAATAGACAAGAAAGTCGTGATGCACTTACACCGGCACAACAAGAAGAAGACACAGTATTTTGGGAATGTTTCGACGAGTTTAAAGAATTTATTTCTAGTAAGACTAACTGTACTGTTATGCAACATCCGCAACTAGAAGCAGATGACTTGATTGCAGGTTGGATACAGAATCATCCTAATGACAAACATATTATTATTTCAACAGACGGTGACTTTGCACAACTTATTGCTCATAATGTACAACAGTACAACGGTGTGAGCAACACAACTATTACATACAAAGGCTACTTTGACGATAAAGGTCATGCGGTAGTTGATAAGAAAACGGGTGAAGCAAAGGCTGCTCCTGACCCTGAATTTATGTTGTTTGAAAAATGTATGCGTGGTGACACTAGTGACAACGTGTTTAGTGCATATCCAGGTGTACGCAAAAAAGGCACTAAAAACAAAGTAGGCCTTATTGAAGCATTTGAAGATAAGAATACTAAAGGCTTTAACTGGAATAACATGATGTTACAGCGTTGGGTAGATCATGAAGGTGTAGAGCATCGTGTTCTTGATGACTACACACGCAATGTTACACTATGTGACTTGACAGCACAACCCGAAGACATTAGAGCAATTATTAACGAACAAATCAATAACGTAGAAAGTAAAAATGTTACACAAGTAGGTATGAGGCTTATGAAGTTTTGTGCTAAGTGGGATATGCAACGTATTGCAGATCAGGCTGCATCATTTGCTGAACCCTTACAAGCGAGGTATATAAAATAGATGGAAGTAAAAGCTTTATTACAAGATAAATTTTGGATTTTAGAAAAAGAAGGTGTACAAGTAGGTACGCTGTCTTGGGACGAAGAAAGATATGTATTTGCAAGTCCCAAGGAAACTAAATTTTTAAACTCACAGTCTGAAATTAAAGAAGTATTAGGAATTGACCTTTCTAAAGGTGTAACAATTTCTGATTCACCCGTAACAGAATTAGAAGTACATGGTTATCCTACAAGTGTTACACCATATAATACAATGTATGATGTAAAAAGGCAACTTCCATTGTTTACAAAGAGTGATAAATCTAAAAGCCTGTATTGCGCAGGTTATTATATTATTAAGTTTGAAAAAGGTTGGGTAAAATCGTTTTGTCCTAAACTAATTACTATCGAACGCTATATTTCTAAAGGTCCTTTTAAGACTGAATCATCAATGAAAGAAGCACTTTGGAATGCAAAATAAAACTCCGTTAAACACAATGCCTGTGCAACAGTTTATACAAGTTGTAAAAGGTGCAGAGGCAAGTGGTGCAAAAGAAATTAAAGTTAACATACAACAAGCAAAAACGCTTGCATTTACACTTGGCGAAATTATGGCCAGATTAAATGGTGACCTTGAAGAACTTTTATTAAATAAAACGTCAAACGAAACTGAAGAAATAATAGAGGTAAGAGTAGATGGCGGCACGAATTTCAATTGAACTAGACGAAATAGAAGACGAAATCCTTGAGAATATGCTAAATAATGTATATATTGAGGAGAGTTCGGACTTGAGTAGGCCAAAACCAAATGTAATTTTAGAACACACTGATAATACAACTTATAAGTGTGAACAAATACTTGAGGCTGAAGCCATTTGGGCTGTGTTCTATATGAACAAACCCTTTAATTTAAAAAGTTCGAATATGCTTACAAACTATCCAGGTCCTAAGTACAAGAAAGTGTCTTTTTCTAATCCTGGTCATGCTCATAATTTAGCTAACAAACTAAATGAAATGTTTGAATGTAATGATTTTAACGTTCACAAGCTGACCGACGGTGAAATAGTACACGAAGAATGAACTGGAAAGAAACTTACACTAAAATATTCTTGAAAGAACTTGGAAAAACTTGCAATGATGTTGCGGTTAAAGAGTATATGCCGTTGTGGTGGCAGAACACTAGAGAAAAAAACAACGGTGGTCTTAGACTTACACAACTCGGTTATGAAACTATACAAGAAATTGGCCTTACAACATATGACATTCCGTATCCAGTCGAAATGCCTCTTACTACGCAAGTTATTATCTATCTAGATAAATTTATTGACTGCCCATATTACCTTACTAACCGCAGTATCACAGTAACGAACGAAAAAAAAGCAGTCGAACTAACTCTTTTCTCTGGAGACTTAAGAAAGTACGGCCTAAATAAAGCTATGAAATTGGATGAAAACGGTTGACTTTATGTTATTAGATGTTATATTATATGTATAACAGCAAACAAAGAGGGCTTTATTATGTCAGAAGTATTAAATCGCACAGTAACTCCTAACAAAGCAAAAAATAGCATTCGTAGAGCACTACGTAAAAAACGTCCTGTCTTTTTGTGGGGTCCTCCCGGCATCGGAAAGTCAGAAGTAGTTGAACAAATTACAAACGATCTTCCAAACTCTCACTTAATTGATATTCGTTTATCTCTTTGGGAACCTACAGATATTAAAGGTATTCCATACTTCGACAGTAATCAAGGCAAAATGGTTTGGGGAGCGCCGAGCGAACTTCCAGACGAAGAGATGGCTAGTGCTTATGACAACATTGTTCTGTTTTTAGATGAAATGAATAGTGCTGCACCAAGTGTGCAAGCGGCTGCTTATCAACTTATCCTAAATCGTAAAGTAGGACAATATAAACTGCCTGACAATGTAATGATTGTTGCGGCAGGTAACCGCGAAGCAGACAAAGGTGTTACATATCGTATGCCTGCTCCGTTGGCTAACCGTTTTGTTCACTTGGAACTTGCAGTAGACTTCGACGATTGGTTCGAATGGGCTGTTGAAAACAACATCGAATCTGATGTTATAGGCTACTTGCAATTTGCAAAACAAGACTTGTATACATTTGATCCTAAGTCACCAAGTCGTTCTTTTGCTACTCCTCGTTCGTGGTCGTTTGTTAGTGAATTATTAGATGACGAAGACGGAGATGACGTAACAACTACAGATTTAGTTGCAGGATCAGTCGGAGAAGGTCTTGCTGTAAAATTTATGGCACATCGTAAAATTGCTAGTTCAATGCCTAATCCGTCAGACATCTTAATTGGTAAAGTTAAAGAACTTAAAACTAAAGAAATTAGTGCTATGTATTCTTTGACTGTTTCATTGTGCTACGAGCTTAAAGACGCATCAGACAAGAATGACAAGAAGTTTGATGACAAGGTTAATAACTTTTTGCGGTTCTCAATGGATAACTTTGATACAGAACTAGTTGTTATGGGTATCAAACTTGCTCTTACACAATACGGATTGCCAATTGATCCAGACGCTGTCGATTGTTTTGACGAATTCCACGATCGATATGGCAAATATATTAAAGCGGCTCAAGGAGCGTAGTCGATCTTATATATTTTGGTTGACAATGCCTATAAATATTGCTATAATAAAACAGTTGTAGAGGAGTAAACAATGTCTTATCCATTTGGAAGTGATAGTTTTACAATGGCAGTAAAAGATACTGCAAGCAAAACTAAAGGTTGGGCTCCAAATCCTGACATCACCGAATCTGAACTAAAAGTAATGCGTGAAGAAGTTATGGATCGTATTATTACAGCAAGAATTGGTTTACTCCTACGACATCCTTTCTTTGGTAATATGGCCACTCGTCTACGCATTGTTGCGGCTGATGAGTGGTTAGGCACTGCGGCTGTAGATGGTCGCAACCTTTATTTTAATACTCAATTCTTTAATGCAATGGACAATAAAGAAGTAGAATTTGTTATTGCACACGAAATTTTACATTGCGTATTTGATCATCTTATTCGTAGAGAAGATCGCAACCCAATGCTTTATAACATCTCAGCAGATTACATTGTAAATAACTTACTAGTACGTGATCGTATTGGTAAGAAGCCTTCAATTGTAGACTGTTACCAAGACTTTAAATATGAAGGCTGGACTTCAGAAGAAGTCTATGACGACTTGTTCGAAGAAGCTAAAAAGAACGGTGAAGACTTTTTAAAGCAACTAGGCGAAATG